CGGCACGGTGACGGTCATCTATCGCGACGAGGCCGGCGTCAGTCAGACGATCACCTCGGCGACGGGGGCGTTCCAGGCTGACCACTACGCCACGCCCGGCCGCATCTACCCTGTCTACGAAGGCGTCTGGCCGGCGGTGCGGGGCGACGAGAACAGCGTCGTCGTCCGCTGGCCGGCAGGCTACGGAGCCAGCGGCTCGAGCGTGCCGAGCACGGTCAAGGGTCTGATCCTTCTCCTCGTCGCCCACTGGTTCGAGATGCGGCAGCCCGTGGTCACCGGCTTCAGCCAGGTGCTGCCGGTGCCGCAGACCTTCGACACGCTCCTGGCGGCGTCGGGCTGGGGGGGCTACCGATGAGCCTCCAGGCCACGGTGCAGGCGCAGGTGCATTCGCGTTCGCAGTTCGCGAACGGGCTAACGACTGCGATCACAGACCACCCGCTGACGTTCTTCTTCGACGTCGGCGACTGCACGAAGGTGTGGAGCGACCGCCGGACGTTCGCGTTGGGCCTCGACGAGGTCGACTTCTCGGCCATCGGCATCGGCACAGTGAAGCTCCTGTGCCTCAAGAACCTGTCGACGACGAGCCAGATTGCCCTGTCGGCCGGCTGGTCTGGGAGCCAGTTCAGCCTCTTTCGACAGGATGTGACGTCCTGGAACTTCTCCCCGATGATCAACCTCGGGGCGCTGACGCTTCGCGGCTACCCGATCCGCGAGGGCGGGGCGTTCCTGCTGTCCTGCCCGAACTCGGCCGGCTTCGCCACGACGTCGGGCGGGAGCATTCTCCGCATCGGCGGGGTGACGGGGCAGGAATACGAAATCTACGTCATGGGAACCTGACCGATGGCACTCACCGCCCAGATCACCCTGTCGCTCGTGGCCCACGAGACCAACGACGCCGACATCTCCCGGTCCATCCGGGTCACGCCGGCCGCCTATTCGGTGACGCTCACCGACGGCACCGCCGCCAACCAGGCCCAGGTGGCTTGGAGCGGCCGCAGGACGCTGGCGGGGACGTCGGAGACGCTGGCCCTGTCGTCTCTGGCCGACTCACGAGGCGGCTCGCCAGCGACGGTGACACTGACGGCCGTGAAGGGGTGGTTCGTGCGAAACACCGGCATGACGGCCCTGTCGTTCGCTGGTGGCCCGTTCCCTGCCGGCGGCGTGTCCGTAGCGGCCGGCGCGGCGGCGGCCCAGTGCGATCCTTCGGCCGCTGGGATGGCGGCGTCGGGCGTGACGGTCACCGGCTCGAGCGGCGGAGCGTATGACATCGTCATCGTTGGCGAGGGCACCGTCGCATGATCATCGGCTCCATGCGTGAGCGGGTGGCGATCAAGGCCCAGACGGAGGTGCGGAAGCCCTCTGGCGAGACCGTCATGGATTGGGACACCACCGTCGCAACGGTGTGGGCGAGCGTCAACGGCCTCTCGAGCCGGGACATCCTCCAGGCCCAGCAGGCGAACGTCATCGCGACCCACCGCATCCGCATCCGCTACCGGGCCGACGTCACGCATCTCAACCGCCTCGTCTGGCGGGGGCGTAACATGGAAATTGCGGCGGTCGTCGAGCGTGACAACCGCACGGCCCTGGAAATCCTGGCCCGCGAGGTGCAGTGATGGCAGTTCTCATCGACGCAACGCAGCCACGCGACTTCGGCGGGCGGTCTGCCAGGCAGATCGTCGAGAGCTTCGTCACCATCCAGACGTCAGGCGCCCGCGAGATCGCCAAGGAACTGGAGTTGATGGCCCTGCGGGCGCAGCGCGATCCGGGGCAACTGCGGGCCAAGGCAGTCAAAAAGGCGTCGGAGATCATCAAAAAGGGCTACAAGGCCAAGATTCACAACGTCACCGACAACCTCTACAAGTCGATCAGGACGGAGACTCGCCAATACGATGGCGCGACGGTCGCCGTCACCGGCCCCCGCGTCACCGGCCCCGTCGGGGCCGACCCAGAGATGGGCAGCGGCAACCACGCCTGGCTGGTGGAGTTCGGGACCGGCCCTCGCCGCCCAGGCACGCAGGGTCGCCGCACCTACATCAACGTCCACCAGAGCATCAACGGGAAGATGAAGCGCGCGGGGACGTTCAACAACGAGCAGTTCGCGAACATGAGTCGCGGCTACTACTTCCTCATGGGGTCGAAGAACGAGCGAACGCGGCAGGCGAAGGCCGGCAGCGGGTATCCGCACGACTTCGGTTCGGACGCTGCTGGCGAGATGCACCCCGTCACGCTCAAGCCAGGCGAGACGATCCGCCCCATGCCGGCCCAGAGCCCGATGCAAAAGACGATCAGCGAGAACTCCTCGGCCGTCCTGGCGTCCCTCATCGCCAACATGAAGAACTACATCGAGGAACTCCGGTGATCATCAAGCCCGAGGACTACGTCTACTACCGGCTGACGAGCGTCCCGGCGGTCGCCAGGCTCGTCGGGTTCAACGTCTACCCGATCGCCGTGCCGAAGTCGGCCGGGTTCCCTTTCATTGTCTACAAGCGGCAGAACATCATCCGCGAGGCCAGCCTGACCGGGCCGATGTTCATGCCCCTCCTGTCGATCCAGATCGCCTCATGGGCGCTCACCCACGACGCCGCCAGGGAGTTGGGAGACGAGGTCCGGCTTGCTCTGGATGGCAACACAGGCAGCGCGATGGGGGTTACAATCAGTGATATGAGGCTCGTCAGCGAAACTGACGATTTCCTCGACCCGACGGCCGTGGGAGCCCAACTTCCGCCGGCCTACGAGGTGCGGCAGTTGTATCAGATCAGGTGGCAAGAAGCCGCCTCGTAATACTACAGGTCACGACTACGGCGCAAGGAGGCGCGACACATGGCTGGTATTTCCGCACAGGGACTGACGTTCTCGTTCGGTGGCTCGAACCTCACGGTCACCTCGGTTCAGGTCAATGACACGCAAGACCTCATCGACGGCAGCCACCTGGGCATCGCGCCGAACGGACGCCGGGAGTACGTCGGTGGCTTCGCGACTGACCGCGAGGTGCAGATCGACTACATCTCCACGAACATCCTCTCCGCCGGCGCGTCGGGCGCTCTTGCGATCTCTGGTCCGCTCTCCTTCACCGGCAACGCGACGATCGCCTCGTCTTCGATCGGCGGCTCTGTCGGTGCCCTTATCTCGGGGAGCGCGACGTTCCGAGTCGCGTAAGCGATGGCGGGATTCGCAGCCCAAGGGGCGACATTCACGTTTGCTGGCTCAAGGGGCCAAATCAAGGCAAACGTCACATCCATATCTGTCGACCTTCCGCAAGCGGAGGTCGTGGACATGACCAGCCCGCTTGACCCGCTTGGCTACCGGGTCATGGTGCCGACCGGGGACGTTTCTGGCGGCTCCATCGACGTCGAGTACATCGCGTCCGCTAATGGCGGGCAAGCGGACAGATACATCGGCGACTACGGTCCTTTGACGTTTAGCACGCCGTCGATGCAGATCACTAAGCAGGTTGTTTTGTCAGGCGCAGGCGTAGACGCGCGGGTTGGTGATCTTGTTCGCGGGACTTTGCGATTTGTCCTGACGGACTACGCCGAGGCGCCGACATGACGACTGTGTCTCAACTGCCCATCGCCAGCGACGTCGTTCAGGTAAACGGCACCCATACCGTCCACACTGTGCCCCTGGGCGTCGACCTTACTGGGCACACACTCGTTGCTTACGTCAGTGTTTCATATTCAAATGGTCAAGAGGTCGGCAATGTAACATTCGCGCAGACTACAGCGCTCTCGACCTCTGTCATTTCCACGCAGCAAGGAATTGTTTCGGTTGTTTTTCCGGCCGGAATACTGGCAGGAAACGATAACTTTGGGGTGACTGGTGCCAAATGGACGCTGTATTCAACGCGAGCATCCGCCGAGAACCCGGCCTTGGCGATCCGAACGCTTGCCGTCGGATCGGTGACAAGAGGGTTCTTTCAGCCCGATGCGGCTAACTACCTGAAGATTGTGATGTTCAGCGGCGACGAGTTCACTTTTCAAGCGAGCGCAGGTCGCAGCCTTGTGGGCCTCTCGTCGATCCAAGCTGGCACAACTTGGTACAGGGCCGCGCTTGACCCTGGCGACTTCATTGTCAGCGTTGTGTCCGCTGCCCAGGGGGTCATCAAGGTCACCGTGCCTGAAATAGGGTGGGACCGCGATACAAAGTTTTGGGCAGCATGGGGCTTCGGAAGCAACGGCCTCGAGATGATCATGGGTGGGCCAATAGTTCTTTCTGGGGCGGTCGCTGAACAAGCAGGCTCGCAACCGTTGGGCGATGTGTTTTTGTAGTAACCAAGGAACCTGATTCATGTCGTTGAGCAAGGCGAAGATTCTGGCGGCGAAGGATGTCAAGTTGTCCGAGGCCGTCCCCGTGCCGGAGTGGGGTGGCGACGTCTACGTCCGCACCATCAGCGGCACCGAGCGTGACAAGTTCGAG